GGAGTAAAGCCAAGAGCCGCCTGTTTCCCGTTGAAGGTGGCCCAGTCCGCAGCGGCCAGGTATCCGTTGTCTGAAACGTCAGCGACGTGCATATAGATGTTCGGATTGGCACTGCCGCTGGACATTACCGGAGCCGTTGCGGTAACAGAAGCCACGCCATTACCAAACGTCCTGGCCACATACGCGCTTCCATTCCATATAAAGGGCACATAATACGACGTGCGCTCATCCATCACCGTCACATTTGAATTTCCCTGAGCGGCCAGGATCATGGCGGTTGTGCCACCCAGTCGCGTCCAGTCAGGCGTCAGCACGACCTGATAGACCAGCCCATTGGCGTAATTTATTGCCTCCTGGAGTCCTGCTGTGGCCGATGTGATGTAAAAGCTGTTGTGCGTGTAGGTCGGCGAGACCGTGATCGAGCAGCCATAGCCGCTGGTGTTGACTGCGGAGGGCGTCACATTCTCGGTATGCGCTGGGTTGGCGTCGACGATGGTGATGGGGGTGCCGATCGCAAAAACCGGATCGAGGTGCAGAGTTGCTGCATTGGCGGTGCATAAGAACAAACTCGACCACGAGAACTGCCCCCGGTCCCCTTGCTGGACCTGCCACTGGCCGAAGTTGGAGGCCCACAAAAGCCCGGCGGTGTTCACCGGGCCCGTTGTGTTGACGCCAGCATTCTGGGCGCAGCATGAGCCAGCTACGCCCAGGACGATCATCGCCAGGATTGAGAGCAGTTTTTTCATGGGATTGCTTAATACTCCAGGCAGGTGAAGACGATCTTATCCGTGGTTGCTGCGGCCGTACCTGCGAATGTGGCCGTGGTGGTGCTGGTGGCAGTCTCGGTGAAGAGGCTGGTTGTGCTCGTCAGATCAAACATGCTGCAAGCGAATCCGTGAGGCGCGGTGACACCTGGAGTAAGAAGCAGAGCGGTGATGGCTGACGTGGTGCCAGGCGTGAACGTGCCAACTAGTGCGCCGCCGGTGATTCCCGAGCAGGTCGAGCAGCCAGACGTGACCACTGCGGCCGTACCTCCAGCAACCAGGCTCGTGGTTGTAATCTTGGTGGCGCTTAGAGGATTCGGGACCGTAACGGCATTGGTGCGCTCATCGAGGATGGTCGTGTTCGTTCCGAGCACGGCCGCCGAAATCATCCCACCGGTGCCCCCCATCGCCACCCAGTCAGGCGTGACCACGATGACGGCATAGGAACTTCCAGCCCAGTTTGCCACCTCCTGCAAGCCCAGCGTACCGCTCTGCAGGTAATAGCTGGTATGGGAATGCGTTGCTGGAAGCCCGACTGTGCATCCTGAGCCGCTGTAGCTGGTAAATGTGGGCGTCACCGTCTCCGTATTGGCCGACGTATCAAGATCAACAATGGTGATCGGTGCATTGGTCGAGAACTTCGGGAAGGTGAGGCCGCCCGAGGTGGTGAAGCACTCAGCCCTGCTCGTCCAGGCCGTGCCCAGCTCGGTCGGCGTAGCCGTCCAGTGAGCGAAGTTGGCCGCATAGAGCTGGCCGGCAACATTCGCCGGCCCGTTAGCCTGTCCAGTGACGGTTGCACTCGGCGTAGACTGCCCCAGGAGGACCGCGCTCAACAGTAGCAGCGCGGCCGCAATAGCTGAAAGACGTTTCATAGAATCTCCCTTACTGGCAGTTGTAGCTGAACTGGTACTGGGTGGAGGACGCCGAAGCTGTCGTCACGGTCACGGTGCTGATGCGATAGAGCGACGAGGTGCTGCCTGACGTGCTGGTCGCCTCAGTGAAAGTGGTAAAGGAGTTGGCGCCCGTCGAGGAGATCGAGCAAGTGCCCGCCGACTGGAATCCGCCGTTCGCAATGGTCGGGAACGTCAGCGTGAAGAGGACGCCAGTGGTGGCACTCGTGCCACTTTTGACGTTGACGATACCGCTCATCTGCGTTGAGCCAGCCTGGACGCTCACGGTAGGGCTGCCACCAGCCGCAGCACCGGCAGCCAGCGAGGGTGCCGTGTTGGCCCAATATTGGTACGTCGAGGCGTAGGCCGCTCCGGTCCAGAGGTAATAGGTGGGCTGGACTGTGGTGATGTCCTCGATGATGACGCCAGGGCCGCCCACGGCCGCGGCAATGATCGATGCACCGCTGGTGCCCGGAACTTGATTGGCATACGCCCACCAATTGCGGTCCAGGACAACGAGCGCCGGGACGCCGCCTGATGCCTTGACGGCGTTAATGGCCTCCTGTAATCCCGCGGTGCCCGACTTGAGCTGGAAGGTGTAGTGGTTATTGCTCGGAGCGATGGTGACGCCGCAGGTGCCAGCCGTCAGGACCACCGCGGAGGGCGTCTTGACTTCCGAGTTGGCCGTGTTGCTGTCGGCAATCCACACCGGACCGACGGTGGAGAAGTCGAAGAAAGGAACATTCTGGCCGTTCGAGTTGCAGATGTTGCGGCCCTGGAAGATGTAGGTGTTGGGAGCCTGCCCGTTGATCGACCAGGTGCTGAAGCTCGAGGCGTAGTAGGTCGGCGCCGGGTAGGGGGTGGAGGCGGTCTGCGCAAACCCCGATACCGCGCCAACGGCGGTGAGGATGAGCGCGACGAGGATACTACGGACGAGGTTGCGCATGATGTTGAATCTCCTTATGTTGATGATGGTTGAGGTTGATGTTGAGGATCAGTAGCCTATTGCCATCCATTGGCCGCTATCAACCCCTTGCGCATTCCCTAACTGGAAGCTTGACGCGGTAATGTTTGAGGCTGTATTAGGGGCTCCTGCGCCTGTGTCCATATTGGACACCATCACGACGATGTTGCTGCCATTTGGGAAAGAAAAAGGGAAGGTAATGGTTTGATTTGCGGCAGTCCCTACATTTCCGGGCGGCCCCCACTCTGTTATTGTCCCGTCGCTAGAGATCGTGTAGCAGCCGTAGGTGTTGCAGGTGCGTGGGGTGCCGATAAAGACCGCGCACGGGTGGCCCGCGTCACCCAGGCCACCCTGCGAATCCCATGTGGCGCAATTGCCGTGTGTGCCGGGGCCGGGTGCAGTCACAATCTCCGGCTCGGAGCCGGTGGGCGCGAGTGCAACCGTGGTCTGTGAGGGGGAGGATGAATCGGAGAGGGTGAAAATGCTAGAGGGTGAGAATTTGAGGCTGGCGCGCTGCGTCTGGGCTGTACCGGCGCCGTTGCGGATGGTTTGATAGAAAAAATTGGCTGTCGTCAGGCACGAGATGTAGGAATCCACGGCCATCCCATCGGTTGAGCCAGCACACCACGTCCCGGATGCGGGCGCATTACCTCCCAGCAGTAAGCCATCCTCGAAGTTGGCCTGGCCGTTCTCCACGTCAAGCGGCCAGCCTGGGGTGCTGGTGCCTATTCCCAATTTCCCGACGTCGGCGAGGTTGTAGCCGCCGAGGTTGAGGCTGCCGCTGATTGATTGCGTGCCGTGATTGGCCGGTGAGGCGAGAATCGGCACCGGGTACATCACGACGCCGTGGTAGTAGGGCAGTCCGTTGGACAGGTTGACGGTGGTTCCAGCGCCCAGGATCTGCCACTGCATCGGATAGCCGGGGATGGGATTGCCGTACTGATCAGTCAGACTGGCATTGTACCCGGTCCCGACAGGCCAGACCACATCGTTGGCTGTGACCTTGCAAAGAGTTGAATTGGAGCTGGCTGGACTCGCGCCAGATGTCAGGGCCGAGGATTGGACGAACGACGCGCTCCCCGTTGTTTGGCCCTGTAGCGTCTCTCCACCGGAGGTGATGCCGATGAATACGTCCATTCCCACAGCCGCGGCTGGTACGCCGGAGACTGGAGGATTGACCACCAGTGAGCCGGTGGCGCTCAGTGTGCTGCGTGTCTCTGGGCTTTCCAGCGTGACATTGCCCGATGCGTCGTACCACTCGTACACGCTGTAGTAGGTGCCGGCCGTGAGTGCTCCGCTGCCGCTGGCGGTGTTGATCGTAGGGGTGAGCGGATCGGCAATGCCGACTACAGCGCCGCCTGTTGAGGTGGCGCAATCGACGACGGTTGCCACGTTGACGCCGCACCCGGCGATGTAGCCCTGCTGGCTGGGCACGAGGGCCAGCGTGTAACCGGCGGCCGCGATGCCGTTTGATCCACGCAGATTGCCGGCTAGCGTGGCCTGAGCCGCTGTTACGCACGACTGGCCATGTAACGGGGCGGCCAGTATGGCAATAGCCAACGGGACGCCCAGGATCATAAAGGCTTTCGCGGCGCGGGTCATTACTGGTGGCCTCCCTGCCCGACTTGCACCAGCCGCGGGACATTGGCTTTGGCAATCTCCGCCTGCTCCTGCTCGAGCTTGGCCTGAACCGCTTCAGCGTCCATCTTGCGCTGATATTCCGCAGCTGCTTGGTGGTCCTGCATGGCGCCCTGCATCACCTGGTTGCGCATCTGCTGGGACGCCTGCAGCATCCCGAACACCGTGTTGCTCTGCTCGATGGGCAGATCGGCCAGCTCCTTCTCGGCCAGCTTGTAGACCCTGGCTGTATTGGCACGCGCCGTCGCTACCGGCACATTGGTGATCTCCGCGACCTGCTGGCCGGGAGTCCTGAAATCATTGCTCATGTTTGTTGCCTCCGTTTTTGCGTGTTGTAGTGCGTCCGAGGCTTGCAGTCCGGACTGCATGCTGGTCCCTCGGGGTATTGCCACCGGCTGATTGGCCGGTGGAGCTTGATGCGATACTCGTAGGCTGCTGGCCCGAGCAAAGTTTTGCCGCATACCGGACAGAGACGATACTCGAGCGGGTACATTGTGCCCTGGCCACCGGCTGCGCGATCGTGCTCGACCAAAGCTTTGGCTTTGCGCCGGCTGAGCACCCAGGCATCCTGTGCGCCGAGGCTCAATCCAGCGGCCAGATCGTGAGATCCGAATTGCGACTCGTCCATCACTGTGGCCGTCAGCGTCACATACCAGCAGCGCCGATGCACCGGCACAGCCCGGAATCGCTGCATCCTCGAGCGCGCTACCCGGCGCCGGATGTGCGCGTCGATGCTCTCCTGAGCCTCACCAGTGCGCCGTCTGGCCGCGCTGTAGGCCGTCCAGTCCGTATTGAGCGGGTCCGTCACTGGCCCGTAGCTGGGTAATTTGGTGGCCATTTCTGCCGTGTCCTAGTATCACCGAGTGCTCAGCGATCGCTCTACGAGGCTCGTAGGGGCCTGTTTTTGAGCAGTTTCCAGCCCTATTGCCTGATTTGATCGAAATTGGCAAGTTGCTCTATCCCTGATTTGCCAATCGTCGTCCTATTGGCAAGTTGGTCTGCAAGCCTTTCTATCTCCGTCGCTTATCAGCCCTGAAAGAATCTACCCCGCAGCTTTTCAGAAACCGCAGGTCAGCCCCGTAAAGTGCCAGCCTCGGCTGATCCAGCACCACGAACACCGTGCGCATCTCGTCCGGCTGGCCATCGATAGTCACCTCGACCGGCTCCTGCTCCACTCGCACCATGACCGCCCCTCAATCTAGACGAGCTGCATCGTGCGCGTGGCCAGCTTGCCACCGGTGCCGCTTGGCATACCCTTCCAGGTCCGCCCGTAGCTATACGCCGCGACATTGTGATCCCTGCCCACCCAGCGCAGCACCCCATCCCGCACCAGAGCCTCGACCGCGGCGCGCGACTGGTGCGTGTGTGTGCATTTGGGGCCATGGCACGGCTGGTCCTCCCCCCAGCACTCCATCATGCGACTGGCGTGGGCATTGAGCACACACACCCGCCGACGCGCTTTGGGGGCTGACTGCTGCTGCTGCCTGGGTTTTGGAGCGAAACGATACTCGCGGCCACGAACCACCGTGACCACATTTCTGCCTGTGATAACCCGTTGTATCTGAGCCATTTATGAGCCTGAGTGTGGATTTGTAGGGGGATAGCTCGGGCTTTGATCGGCTCCTTGGGCATCGATATTGGGCCTCGATGCTGGGCAGCAGTAGCGAGCTCATTTTTGCCTCGGGCCGATGAGGCTGAATAGCTTTCTGGCGAGCCGCTATGCTCGATCTAGCTGTGCTGCCTTGCCTTACCTGACTCTGGGCGGGGGTGGTGTGGCGTTGTGCAGCCCCCAACCCCCCACGGATTTGAGCATACCCCATAAGACGGATTTCGTGTCAAGCAAAAAACGCTTCGGTTTTATGGGCCGGGCGAATTTTTAGCGAACAGTTGTGCGCTCTGTCACAGCAGTTGCATACGCATGATAATTACTATTGACACGATACGCAATAGTGGTACTCTATATCTGTCTGGTGATGATGGCCAGCGGCACAGAAGAACGACCACTGCCCGGACGCCGGTAGATACTTGGTGAATGACGTTTTTAAGAATGAATGGAGGCTGACGGCGTGACCAAAGAAGAATTCTTGACGTTGAAGGTGGGCGCCCGCGTAAAGGCTAGTCACTCCGCTCGTCCCCGCACCGTGACTTACGTTTACGATGACCCCAGCGGTGGGCGCGTCGTCAGCCTGTCGGCTATCCAAGGCTGTACTAAGAGCATCACCAACCTTGACTACGGCGCTGCGGACCACTATGTGAACTGGCGCCTGGCCGGAAGCGTTACCGGCCACACTGGAGGATGAAAATGGACGGAATCTTAGCAATCTCAGCAATTCTGTTGGCCGGTATCTGGCTATCAGAGCGCATCAAACGCTGGCGCGAGGACGATCAGCGCGCACAAGCGGAAGCGGATTATCAGGCCGCGATGGCCGTGAAATACCCGCGCTCGGAGATTGGGCCGCTTCCGGAGTCACCGCGCTATGACGACGCTAAACCCTACGATGTGCGTATCATACGCCATGAGGAGGACAAATGGAACTGACGAGCATTTTTGGAAATGTAATCTTTGCATCTGAGGACACGAAGACGATCTTAGATTTAGTCCTCTTGGCCGTCGAGAGCGCCGCGAACCTGTACGGCGCGGACCTGCGCGGCGCGAGCCTGCGCGGCGCGGACCTGAGCGGCGCGGACCTGCGCGGCGCGAGCCTGCGCGGCGCGGACCTGCGCGGCGCGAGCCTGCGCGGCGCGGACCTGCGCGGCGCGAGCCTGCGCGGCGCGGACCTGAGCGGCGCGAACCTGAGCGATGCGAGCCTGAGCGGCGCGAGCCTGCGCGGCGCGAGCCTGCGCGGCGCGGACCTGTACGGAAATAAAGTCAAGTCAATGCGCGTGTACTCCGGCTTGTATCGCTACCAAGTGTGGGCGGTGGTATTTGAAGGTGGATCGCGGTGGGTGCGTATGGGGTGCCTGTTCAAGACTCTCGAAGAGTGGGCGTCTGGGGGCGGAATCCGCGTTAGTAATATCTTCGAATACCCAGATGACGGCTCGGAAAAGTGCTTGGAACGCGAGGCTGCGTTTGAGTTTGCTAAAGCTGCAGTAATGCGCATGGCAGCGGCTGGCGAAGCACGAGCCGGAGAATTGAGGACGAAATGACATTGACCACCACGTTCAAACGCCTTCGCGCCGCCGGAGTGGCGCTGCAAGCGAAGCGCAAATCCGGGACCGCTACCGTACCTGAATTGAAGCCGTACAAGGTGCGCGTCGGCGTTATCCCTACCGCTGTTGACGTTGCGCTCGGACTCGCCAAACCTATCGAAGTCGGCCAAGTTGTGCCGTCTGAGATCATCACCATCTACGGAACTAGCATGAAAGACGCAATGAAGAGAGCAGGCATCCAATGAACGCATCAGAGATCAGACGGATGAAAACAGGATTTGAGCACAATGTCCTACCCGGCGAAGTCTATTCGGCTTTGGCTCTCATCGAAATTGCAGCGCAACTTGCCGAAATGAATCAGGCAAATTCACAGCAGAACAAGAGAAGCCTATACGATATTCGGCGTGAAAAGATCGCAGCGGAGGAAAAAGCGCGTGATGAATTGAATAATGGAATGCTCGAAGATAATTACATTGCCTGGCTGCGCTTTGAGAGGAACGATTACGACAATACTGGTGCCACTCTAGAGCTTTGCGACTCTGACGCGGAGGGCGCTTTCAAGGTGTTCCGGAGGCGGAAATGACTGACCAACGCCAAGACTACGCCGGTATCCCCATCGACGCGCTGGCCCTGCAAGCGCACTGCAACACACGCATGGTTCCCATACTTAATACCTGGCTCATGCGGGAAAGCACAAGCCGCGATTACTCGCTGAGCGACTGTGGGCCGGATGCGCCCATCAATGACCAGCACGAAACGCTGACCGAACTCAGTCCGGAGGTGTGGGCTGCGGGGGCTGCGGGGGAGGCTGCGTGGGCTGCTGCTGCGGGGGCTGCGTGGGCTGCTGCGCTGGCTGCGTGGGCTGCTGCTGCGGGGGCTGCGTGGGCTGTTGCGCGGGAGGCTGCGCGGGCAAAACAGCGTGAGATTTTCATTAGCTACTTGCAACCGACAGTGCATCCGAGGGATTGAACGAGAACTAACATGGTACTAGCTAAGCACTAGTAATTGGAGGAGTTATGACGGTTGACGAGATTTATGAAGTACCTGTAAA